TCAGGTTTCTGTCTGACATGGTTCTATTGATTGGCTGTTGAGATTCAAACGGGCGTCGCACAGAGCGCGCATGACTTCCCGGCGGGCGTTTTTGGGAACGTGGGGAGGCCGGGGATTGCCGACGCTCACCACGTCATAGCTGCGGGCATAATCCTCCGGGTTCGCCGTCCGGCTGTCCCAGTTCCACCAGGACCACCGCCCGGCCCGGTTCAGGGGCGTCCACGGCTCGTCAAGCCGGACACGCTCCCGGCCGCAGACATCCATGACGGCCCGGCAGATGGTGAGGTCTTCCGGGGCGAGCGGGGGGATGGCGGCGCATTCCAGCGCTTCGGCGGCCATCCTGGACGCCCGTCCGCTCAGGGCGTAGCAATTTCCGTAGGCGGACCGTTCGGACGGGTTCCGGGGGACCAGGTACCCGGCGGCGTGCAGCGCAAGCCCGTTGTGTTTCATTTCCCTGACCCAGCCGCCCGACAGAAGCGCCGTGTCGGAGTCAATCTTGACGACGGTGTCGCCATCCGCCGCCCCCCCGGCCAGCGTGGCAATAATTCCCCGGACGCACTCCGGGCCGCGCAGGTTGCCGCAGCGGGGGAAAGAACTCCGGCGATACCGCGCCCCATGCGCTACAAGGGCCCTCTTGTCCTCCGGGGGCACCGGGGCGGCGCTGTCGTCCACCACCGTAACTACCGCCTCCGGAAGAGCCGTCCTGGCGCACCGGACGCAGGCCACGGCTTCCTGCGCGTCTCCGGCATAGGTGAAGGTGTATATCCTGATCATGACATTCCGGAGGGGCCGAAGGTTCCCGGGTGGATTTGGAGATAAACCGTGCCCGCCTGGTGCTGCACCACCTTGTTGCCGTCGATGGTGGCCAGATGGAAATAATATTCATAAGGGGTTTTCCGGTCTTCCTCCGCGAGCCTGACGGGGTCGGAGACGCCGCCCGCGGCGGACAGAGAGGATCCGAGGTATTTCGTGTCCTTGTCCAACTGGATCTTGAGCCAGATTTCCCCGGAAGTGACGGGGCTTTTCACCCATCCCCCGGAGCCGTCCCCTTCCGGAAGCAGCCCCCCGATGTAGCTGCCGGCATAAACGGCCTTCCCCTGGCGGATGTAGGCATCGGACACCTTGCCGTCGCTCCCGTAAGACAGGCGGCATTGGAATCCCACCTCAACGGCGCTTGTTCCCCACGCGGGAGGCTCCTGGGCCTGCAGCAGTTTTACGGACGGCCCGACGCTGGGAAGCTCCGGGACTTCATCGTCCGCTCCGGAAGAGCCTCCGCCTCCGCTGCCGGATCCCCCGCCCGAAGAACCTCCCCCGGAAGACGTGGACGAGTCCGCCCAGGCCGTCCGGCGCAGCGCCTCGGCAAGCTGCCGGCTCCGGTCGATGGAGTCCTGCAGGGAGATCTGTTCCGGGGCCCCCACCGTCACGTCGGAAACTCCCGTTTTAAGGTCGAGGGATATTTCCTGGATGACGGACCGCATGGTTTCCCATTCTTTCAATCCTCCCGTGATGGAGAGGCGCCCCCCGCAGACCTGGTCAAAGTCGTCGTGGACGGTCGCGGATCCGTCATAGGGCAGCGCGCGGGTGGCTTCGTAGTAGGATTTCAGGAAATTTTTATACAGTGCGGAGGTGTCGTAGCTGCCCGATGTTTCGTCGTCTCCGGGGCTTCCGCCGTCGTCGGATACGTTTTCCACCGTCCCTGCCCTGTCCACCCGGTAGGACGCGTAGCCGACATTCGTCGTGGTCACTTCAAACGTCAATGTTCCGATCCAGCGGTCCCCGGTTCCGGATTTTCCGCCGTATTCCGGAAAATATTGCTTCACCGTGTCGGGGGGCTCCGTCGCCCGCACCCGCAAATCCACCCGGACCTTGCCCCATTTGATTCTTGCGCTCCTGCCGTTTATCTGGCCGGAGGTCAGTTCGTGGGTGATGGCCGCATTGCTGTATCCCCGGTGTTCCGCGTCAGCCGGCGTGATGGACGTAATTTTCGGACTGGCCGCCACTTCCAGGCCGGCGCAATCCTCCAGGGCCGGAGCCCAGCGTTTGACGCGGGCCGCCCACTGGGCCGTGCCGGTCGGGAATTTGTCTCCCCGGACAATCATCCGCGGGGCGTCGTAACCCAGCGAGTCCGTTTCCGCAGGGCTGTATTGCCCGGCAGTGTCGGAGACCTTGACGCCGCCCGGAACGTCCACTTCCGCCGTCACCACATAGGGCTGGGACAGGGAGGCGCCTGAGGGATAGACGGCCAGCGCGCGCTGAATCCGGGAGACAACGGAGGCGTTGCAGGTCAGCCCCACGGCCGGAGGCACCAGATCGGGACGCGCCTTGAGGGACAGGGCGCTTACGTCCACGGCGGACAAGTCGAGCACGACATCCGGCAGGGCGGCATGGTCGGCAATGACCAGCGTGGCGGAGTCGTCCGCGCCGTATTCAAACCACGCGGCCATATTGGGGCGCCATTTCTGGATCTGGGAAAGCAGGGAGGCATACGTTTCCGACGAGTAGGCAAACGGAATGATTTCGGCATCCTTGTCTATCCGGAGGTCGTATTTGATGGGAACTAGGGCCGTGCTGACGGCGTGGTCCAGAACTCCGGAGAGGGCGTCCCGGATGTTCGCGGTCGCCTGTTTTTCCTGACCGCTTCCGCCTGTGCCCCGGCGGTATTCGGCAAAGATGCCGTTGGCGCGGCCATTCACGAAGTACTGGATGTTGCTCAGGTTCCACCAGTAATCGCAAATCCTGATGTCCCAGCTCTCGGAGGTTCCTTCAAGGGAATGTTCCAGGTCGATGACCGGGCCGATGAGCAGGGTTTTCCCGCGCCAGACGACTTTCACTATTTCCCCTTCTTCAAACGGGCAGGAGGCAAACCGGGAGACAGGCACGCGGAAGGAGACGGAGGCTCCCCCGAAGGACAGCCGGTTGTAGGACGGGCTTTCGGCCATGTCCAGGAAGTCGGCGGAAGATACGTCAATGGTTTTCATAGGGGGCGGCCCAGGGTGAAGTTGTAGGAGACAATAAGGCGCAGGCCCTGAACCTTCGGCTCGGCGTCGGCGATGATGGCTTCAAAGCGCTGTTCACGGCCGCAGGCGTCGGTCCAGGCCCATTCCCCTTTCCCCGCCGTTTTCCATTCGTTGAGCCATTCGTAAAAGGCGTTCCACGCGTCCATGTGGGAGGCGCATTCCCGCACGGTGGAGATGGTGAAGGACAGGGACAGGTTGCCGAATGCGTCCAGCCTGGGGAACGGGCTGTTGATGATCGGCGTGGCGGACGTGCCGAACTGCACCGGGAAAGCGTGTTCCGGCAGGGAGTCGAGCAGGAATTCCCCGGCGCGCACGACGGGGCGCCCGTCAAAGGTAATGGAAAAGGGAGAGACGGTCGTGTCCATGCCTCAATAATGGTGGGGGAAACAGGGGCCGCCCCTCCCCATGCAAACAGAGGGGCGGCCCCGGCTGTCATGCCCCGTCGGAGGCCGGGAAGGCGATTTCTTCCGTGGGCGTCAGGGAATTCAGGGAGGACGGTATCACTTCAAGCGTCAATTTCGGCGTGATCAGCTTGTTGTTTTCCGTGGGGATTTCCACCTTGAGCAGCGCCGCGACTTCCAGGACCATCATTTCTTTTTTGTCTTCCTGGTATTTGGTGAGGCGCGCCCATACCTTTTGCCCGTAGATGTTCCGGGAAAAGGGCTGCACTTCCTTCCCGGCTTCCAGCCTGTCGCACTGGTAAATCACCTGCCAGCAGACCGGATTAACCTCCGTGGAGTTAATCTCGATGGTGTTGCCCGTCACTTTGGTGTTCTTCCGCGTCACATAGGAGGTCGTGTCGCGGGAAAATACCGTGCGGGCGTCGTCTTCCGTGGTCGGCGTGATTTTGTAGTCGATGACTTCGTTGGCAATCATCCAGGCGTCGGAGTCCTTCGCCGGCTTGAAATGCTCGTCCACCGTGTCCGTGCCGCTTCCGGCCGTGACTGTCGTTCCGAACGGGCACAGGTCGAGAAAGGTGCCGACCAGCATTTCCTTGTTGTAGAGTTCTGACATGGTTGTTAGCTTCTTACGTAGTCAATAAAGGTCACTTTCCCGGCGTCGGCGTGGACTTTGTACACGTCTTCCGGGATGTGGACGATTTTTCCCCGCGCGGCGATGCCGTGAGGGAGTTCCAGCTTGTTGACGGCCACCCGGCATTTGACGATGCGGGGCGCCGGAGCAGTAGCGGCCTCCTGGGCCGCGGCGATGGTGGGTTTAGTTGCCATGTTTCAATATGGTGGTTTGTTCAAGGGTGAGCGTAACAGCCTTGTTGGCCATCTGTACCCGGCTTGACTCCGTGCCTGTGACTTTGAGCTTCATGCAGGTGAGCCAGCCCGGTTCCCGATGCCCGTCAAGCCCGATGGCGAGCAGGTCTGCCAGATCGTCCGCATCCCAGCCGAGGACGGCGGTTGCGTCGGATTTTTTCAGGAGGGGATTGCTTTCAATGACGATTTTTGTTGTCAGAATGACGGCATTCGTGCCTCCCTGTTCCTGCAGGGGTTTTCGTTTCGGGGCACATACCAGCACGCAGATTCCCAGCCTGGACAGCTTTTGAGTAATCAGGGTTTTCAGGTCGGCATCCCATCCGCGCATGACAATGCCGGGATCCTCCCCGCTGTTGTAACGGGCACACAGGGTAATGATTTTCCGATAGATTTTTTCCCCGGCGGCGATGCGCGGGCTTGCGGGTAAAGCACTCATAGTTCACACCAGTTCTGATAGGGCTGCCCGGCTCCGTACACCTCTACGCCGCCACTCTCCGAATCGTAGGGGGCAAGATAAAACCTGCCCTCCCGGACGGCCCGGAAAATCTCGCTTGCCGTGCTGTACTGCTTGGCGCGGGGGGATCCTTCCAGGTCGCCCATGTCGGGCAAATCGGCCAGCATGGCGTGACGGATCCAGACAAGCGTCGGGTGTTCCAGTTCTTCCGGCACCCTGTCCTGACCTGTTGCCAGGATGGGATATTTCCCGGAAGAATTAACGATTCCGGCGACGAGGTTGCACGTCGTCCTGATCAGGGCGCCGGCCCGTTCCGGGTAATCCCCTTCCGCTCCTGCCGAGTCAAACGCCGCGATTTCAGCGTCCGCCAGGAAGGCCCGCAGAGTGTTTTCCGTGATCTGGACCAGCGCCATGACGGTTACACGCGGATGGAGAGTTCACATTTGGCGGCGGTATTGTCGCCGCTGGCGGTGTCTGCCACAGCCTTGAGCCGGATGTAGCGTCCCATGCCATAGGGAGCCCGTCCGGCAATGCTGTTCGCAAGAGCTCCCGCTTCTTCTCCCGCCGCAGATGCCAGGGAGAACCCCGGCACCTCGGCCCAGCTATCGCCATCCCCGGAGGCTTCCAGGGTCAGCGTGATCTTCTTTCCGGCAGCCAGAGCCGGAAGGTCTTCGTGCTCAATGACGATGGACATTTCATCAATGCCGCCCGTCTGACCCGCATCCAGCACTTCGGAATAGGCCGTCTTGCCCGTGCCCGGCATGTTCATCCGGGCCGTCAGCAATTCGTCCTTGCGGGTGTGTCTGATAGGATTCACTGTCTAAGGTTCCTTTCCGTCTTATTGGTTCTTTTTGTTGCTCACTTTCTTCGGCGCATGCTTGCCCCAGTAGGAAATGCCCGTGATGGAGGACAGGTCGCTTTCGTTGTTGACGATGGAGTCCGTCACCAAAATCGGGATGCCGTGGGCGTGGGTCGGAATCGGGGCGGATCCGGAGGAATCCCCTCCCGCCTTGCCGCCGTCCACGGAAACGCTCACCACCCTGCGGCTCTTGCGGAGCTGCTCCAAGGCCATGCGGTTCATGATGAATTTCGTCACGCGGACGCCTGCCGGGAACAAAGCCAGCAGTTCCGCCAATTTATCGTCATCCAGCGTCGTTCCTTCTGCCGTGCCGATATTCTTCAGACGTGCGGCGGACAGCTTGGAGTTGTTGACCAGGGCGACAAAGGCGGTCAAATCGGCAACCTTGCCGGGAATGGCACCCGGCTCGCCCGTTTCCGGATCCTTGCCGGGAATAAGCGCATCCTTGAACGTGCCAAGAGTAATTCCCTTGTCGCGCCCCCAGCGCCAATGCACGCCTTTAGGACCCTCCACAACGGCAAATACGGACGTCCCGTCGTAATTGTCGGCGGCCTTGGAGCTGTCTGCGCTGATGATCATCGTATCGTCGATGAAATCGGGAAGTCCGGGAAAACCGTTCTTGTCGATTTTCTTTCCGTAAAAACCCTGGGCTCCCAGGGAAAGAAGAACCCCCTCCGTAATCCCGGAAGCTTCATCAGCCAGGACGGCGGCTTCCCCGTCGTCAGAGCTTTCCAACGTAATATGATCCACAAAAACGATGGAGGAAATGGGAAACAGTTCCACGTTCCTTGATTCGTAAGTGCAGGACGTGTAACCGATGGGTGCATTGGCCGGGCGGAACCGGGCTCGGGGAATGCCGGTGCGTACATAGGTTTTGACGATGGTTTTGGAGCCCACGACGGAAGCAAGCTGCGTTACTTCCGGGGCGGAGCGCCCCACTTCTTCGATCAATCCGATGTCGGATTCCGAACCATTGCGTTTCTGAATGTCCAGTAGAGTCAAAAATGACATGGCTTAGTTCTTTTCCTTGTTGATGTTTTCAATGATGCGGTCACGTCCGGTAGGCTCATTCCCGCCGTTGCCGTTATTGGCCTTTCCGGCGACCACCGTCGTAAAAGCAGGATTCGGATTTATGGAGGCGATCAGAGCTTTGCCGGCCTTGATATTGGCCGTTAGAGCGGTCTTCAAGGCCTCTTTGGCATCTTCATCTTCCGGAGCAATCTTGCCGGCCTTGATGGCGGCTTCAATTTCCGCGTCGATAAGAGCCGCCTTGGAGGCTTTCACCTCGGCAAGCTCGGCTTCCGCCGCTTTCAGTTTGGCTTCGGTTTCATCCAGCCTGGCCTTGGCCGCCTTGCAGGTGGCTGCTTCTTTTTTGGCGTCTTCCGCCTCTTTTCGGGCCGCTTCAAGTTCCGTTTTGGACTGCTCGACTCCCTCAGATTTCTTCTTCAGGTTGTTGATTTTGTCCTCTGCGATCTTGCCGGCCTTATCAGATGCGGCTTCCTCTTTGGTGAGGACGCCGCATTTAACCAGTAGTTCGTACATTGTTGTATTTGTGTTATTTGTTTGGTCATGAACAGCACCGGTATCCTCTCCGCCGCTATTCAAAAGCATGTCCGGTTCAAGAACCGTGAAATTCTCAAGTCTGGCCTTACCGGCCGCAATGCGGGCAATATTCTCAAAGGCCGGGTCATTCACCAGAGAGCCAACCTCAATGTCATCCGGTTCAAGTCCTATGGGGCGGCAGGTTGCCGTGTTGAGCTTGAATGCCGGAGAAAAATAGCTGTAGTCACGCCCCAGCACCGCTTTCCTGCCGCTTTCCGTCCATTCCCCCTTGAGGATGACGCCCACGCCATCCATGTAGTCAAAGGAAGCAGGAATAAAGGAGGCGGGTCCCGTCTTGTGGTCAAAGTAGCAGACGGGCCGCACGTTTTGAGTGAGCTTCAACGCAAGATCCCGCTGCAAAGCCTCCAGGCAGGAGCGGTCCACAATCACTTTCTGCCGTCCTCCAATGGATGCATTGATGAAATGATCCCCCTCCGGCATGTACACGATACAGGCCGGAGCGTCGCCAAACGCAAGAGGAACGTTGAATTCAAAATCCATGCCCCAAGCATGGCATGAAACGGAAAAGCGTAAATAGCCGGGGCTGGATATGTGTTTCAGGCATCAAGAGACGCCGCCAGAACGTCCATGAGCTTGACGCCATAGGCGCTGATCAGTTCTTCGCCGGTCGGGATGGCGTCCGGCCAGGGGTCCTGTGTGATGGATTGGCGCAGGGCATACACCGCACGCACTCCCCCGCCGTCCACGGCTTCAAACAGGGCGTTTTTGTTGGGGATGGTGAACAATTCCCCGATTTCGGATTGGTAATCGGCAGCCCGGCGCCCGTGGGCCTCCGGAACAAGGGGAATGGTCAACGCCCCGGAATTTTTGGACGTAATTGTCCCTCCCTTTATTTTATGCCGCAGGGATCCGTCCTCGTCGGGATTGGAGATAACCGCTCCGGAAGCATCCGCAGAGGAAAGGAACCATTTACGGGCAATATTGGAAAACCAGCCTGTCGCCATGCGTCCCGGGCCATGCGTAGGAAGAGAATTGTTGATCCAGTGTTCCCGCCCTTTGCCGTCGTACCAGGAAGCCAGATAGTCCCGCAGATATTCGCCGCTTTCCCGGTTCGCAGCTTCCAGCGTTTCCGGGGAGGCTACCTTCATGGCATCGTCAAGTGCGGCATCAAAGCCGCTCATATCAATTTCAATGTTCATGGCCCGTCATCCTTTCCCGTTGGCCTTTTTGGATTCGCGCATGGAGTTCCAGCCGGCTTCCAGCGCGGCATGCTGGACCTTGACCAGCCGCTCTTCCAGCTTGGAGGTATCTATTTTGTCCCACAGGGACGGCACCTGCCTACGGGCGGACCGGATGACTGTTTCCAGGTCTTCCCCGGCTTCTACGGCGGCAATCAGGTCTTCCATGAATCCGGCAACACCGGAGGTCAGTTCATGGGCCGCCTGGTCCGTCTGGCGCCCGATACGGGCCGCAATCCGGTTGACCTCGTCAATGTGCTTCAGCGTTTTTTTTTACGCGCCGCATGAACCAGGGATTCCCGGTCCAGGTCATCCACTTCTCCCGTTTCCGGCCCGAATCCCCCAAAAGATGGCGGCTGGTAGAGTTTCGCCCCTTCTTCAGGCATGGGGATATCAAGCCAGTCGTAAACCTGTTCTTCAGCGACGGGAACAATTCTGGTTGCCCTTTCCACCCACCCCAGTTTTGCTTCACTCATACCGGAGGACGGATCCTTAAAAGAGATGAAGGGCAGATGTTCCGGGCATCTTCCCAGGTTAAGTTCCAGGATGGCCGGGACAAGCTGCTGGTTGAGGACGCCGGCAACGTATTTCCCGCGGGCAAGGACAACCTGGTTTTCCGTGTTTTCATGGACCTCACCCAACGCACGGTTGCCGCCTGTGCTGGAAACGGAACTGGTGAGGGTTTGACCCAAAATCAGAATGTCGCATGCCTTGTTGGCCTCTTCGAGCATGTTCAGGTGCGGAAGCTGGTTGCCTCCTTTTACGGCATCATGAAATTGCACGTCTGCATCCGGGTCCGTTACAAGGATGCCCGTTTGTCCGAATTTCACCATCTGGTCAAATAGCTTCTTCTGCGCCAGGGTTCCCGATGCTTTTCCATGACGCAGAGGAGATCCGAATATCTGGCAGAATTCCATGAACCAGGACAAGCCGAATTTGGCCGCGCCGAACCAACCGACCAGGGCCAGAAGGTTGGCGCCGTAGATAGGATGGTCAAGCCCGTCACAGTTGAGGGAGGCAATGAATTTGTTGGGAGGGAATTCCATTTCGGGACCGCACCCTACTCCGTCCGGACATAGTACAAGACGGTCGATTTGAGCCGGGTAGCTGGACCATTTGTAAAATGTGGAAGGAATGGGACAATAGGCGCGGGGCGCCCGGATATGGCCAGGGTTCCACATGATTTCCAGCACACCCACTCCGCGTTCCGGAGCTTCCGCCAAGGCCCCAATCAATCCGTTCAGATCCAGTTCCCATTTCCCCTGTTCAATCCGGCAGCAATACAGGGCGGATTCCACCAAATCCGCATGCCGGCTGGCCATTGGTGTCGGCTTTTTGCCTTTCTCGGCCCAGGGGGACACGGTAATTTCCAATGCCTGAACCTTTTCGCGGAGCTTCCGCAGGTTTCCCCGCAACCGAGGCCATTCGATTTTCATCGAACGAAACACGCGTTCCAAGTCGAGCATATTGCCCGTCTGGATGCTCTCGCGGGCATTTTTCAGCACCCTGGGCGTGATGCTGGTGTAAAAACCAAGATATCCTCTTTCCTGAGGGGAACGATCTTCGAAAATCTCAATGTCGGCAGTCTTGGTTTTCCTGGCGGCCTTTTGGCTGCGGGGTTTCTTGCTCATAGGGGGAGTGATGTAAAAATTAAACAAGCTCCTGTGCCACGCTGAACGCATCGTCGCAGCGGTTCAGCCAGCCACGCCCGAAGGTCGGGAACTGCTTGCACGAGCGGTAAAACGCCTGACGCTTCTCCTGCAGAGAGATAAGGAACACCGCTTCACCCGTGGCGACCAGCTGGTCCTGCAACTCCTGCCGGGTTCTGGGGCCGACAATCCCGTCCACCACAAGCCCGGCGCCGTGGACATTCAGCGCGCGCTGCAAAATCTTCCCGGTATTCCTGCTCCCGGAATTGAAAAAATGGTCCCGCAACATAAACTCCGTGGCCGGAAAAGCGTCGGAACCCAGCCAGGAACGCACGGCGGCGGTATTGTCCAGGACGTACTGGAGACATCCCTCCCAGGCCTCTTCACGCCTTCCGGCATCCAGCAGGGCCTTCAATCTGTTAAACACGTCCGGTTCAATGCCGTCGCAAATGCCGCAAATCTCCCACTTGCCGCCCTTGTCGGCGGCGGGAAGGCGGGAAACGCGCAGGGAATCCGGCCCGGTAACGCGGCTGTCTTCAAACCGGAGGATAGCCGCGGCCATCTTTCTTTCTGTAGTATTCATCGTTATCAATTATTTCTGTTAGAATTGGTTAGAACTGGTAAGAAAAACTTTACAGTTGGAGTTAATCTCGCTGTTTAAGCTGTTGCTGGTGGTAATTCTCCAAATGCTGGAGACGGGTATCCATCGTCCGCAGGATCTCCGCCGTATGGGCCGCGTTGGTAGCCTGCTCCTTCACCACCTCGCGGAAATCCAGGTAGATGAACACGGCTATCACAAAACCGCCGAAAGTGACGATCTCACGCGTATAATCGCGGATCACTCCCAGATATTCCTTGAGGGGTTTGCACATGGCCTTACTTTTTCAGGGATTGCACGACGGGCGGTACGTCCGTTTCCGGCTGTGCCTGGGAATAGGAGATATGCCCCTGCTCAATGACGAGGCAGGAGCCGTCCTTGCATACCTCCGTGCGGCCCGGCGTCACATCAATGGAGTGCCCGCAGCCGGGTTGCGTCAGAATCCCCGCGGCAACCAGGGCCCCAATCACAGCTCCGGCAATGACTTTTGCCCAACTCTCTTTAATACCCCAACCGGTCAGGAGACCAGTCAGCCAACTCACTTTTTCTTTATTCGTGCTCATATTATTTAGTAGTGAAATGCTTAAAAAACGCCACGGCGGCGGGATCCTTGATTGTGAACTCCTGGTATTGGGCCGGGGTGAAAATTCGGCGTCCCCCTTGCTCATTAACCGCCTCAACAGTCAATGATATGGCCTCCGCCATTTCAAATGGCCCATCCTCCGAAATAGGCCAACTGGCAAGAACATGATCCAGCCGCGCCCATACCTGAACCGCCTGCCAATCCTCACCCAATCCCACCAGCGCAGCAACTACGGCGGCTATGGCCGGGGTCTGTTCCGCTGGTATCTCGTCCTGCGTATAGCGGTCTATGCGGGTATATCCATCCGAATCCCGGTAAATGGCCGTCAGGGTGAATTCCTGCCAGTTGCCGGGTTTCGGAAACTGTATTTGTATCTCTGCATTATTCATGATTCTAAAGGCACGTTAATATCTTCGAAACCCGCCGTTTCTTCGGATTCAATGGCGTTAACACCCACAGCTTCCAAACTATAGAAAACCGGGTTCATTCCTCCCGGCTGGTAATAAGTGTACTCTCCGATTCCCGCATAAACAGAAACGTCGCCACCCGCATTATTCACAACATCAGTCACCCAACTGGAAATGCCGACGCCGGTCTCAAAATTGGAGACGCCCCGGCATGTGGCAATCTGATACAGATTATACCCCTGACCTCCAGTGAGCATGAGCCAGAGCGCGCCCGTATCTTCATACCTGGCAATACTGGCGACAGATTTCTGCTGGTAGACAACCTTGCAGACTGTCCACGGAACAGGCTCATTCTGACTGGCCGGAATAAAGCTGGTTGTAGTCTTAACCTGCCAGCTATCCGTATTATTAAGCGCAAAAATCTCACGCACCCGCACCGTATAACCGTTGCGTTCCGTATTTCTCACGTTATCAAAAGTAATATCCAGAATTTCGCCGTGATTATAAGCCAAACCGTTTGCCGGGATAATACTGTAAGAATCTATGGAAAGGTCGGGACGAACCGTCTTCGTGCCGCGGCCGATACCAAAAGACAACTTTGCGGCATTGGTAGCGCGCCAAAGGAAAGAGAACCCGGCGAAACTGGAATAATTCCATTGAGGATTGCTCACCTCAAATTTCGCCTGAATGGTCGAATGAGTACCCTTGGGGATCTTAATGCCAGCCAAATGGTAGGGAACCGTCTTGGTCACCGTCGAAGATCCTGACGCGGTAATGGCATCCGTATTGAGGAAAGCATTAGAGGTCAGGATGCCCGTCACGCCGGCCATGCCTGCGGCATACATGCGATTAACTGCCGCCGTATCCGTCGCCGCCCCCACGGCAAGCGGAATATTGATGCCTCCGTTGGCGTTGACGGCCCCCGCCGCCGTCAGACCTCCGGCCAGCGTCATGTTGCCGGAGGCGTCCACCTGCGGCATGGCCTCAAGGGCCTGCTGGGCCGCCGTCGCGGCGTTGGCCGCAGCGGTGGCAGATGTTGCGGCATCGGAGGCAGACGTGGACGCGGTAGCGGCGGACTGGCCAGCCGTCCGCGCCGCAGCCTCGGCGATCGCGGAGGATTGCCGCACATCCCGTCCCAAGCTATCCAGTTGCCTAGCGGTGGCCAGCTCCATCCCTCCCAGGGTGATGCCGTCGTCATAGTCCACCACCACGGTCATCAGCGGGGCCATCGTGCCATTCACCGTGGGCGGGTTGGCCACCTCCGTCACCAGACCGCGCCCAGGGACGGAAGGGGTCAGGACAGCGTGCATGCCCAGAGCGTAGGGCGTCATCTCCGTCCCCTCGCACACCTGGATGATGATTTTGTCTCCGCGCTGCAATATAACGCCCGGCGTAAATACCCACGTGGCCGTCTGACCGCTGGACAGGTTGGACACATAGGCGGAGGTGCCAATCAGGCTGTAAGCTCCGTCCGTCAGCCGCCAAATCCGCAGGCAATACTGATTCAGGGCGGGGTCGGTGAAAAAATACACGGTTGAAATACTCGTCAGGCGGCAGCTGTCGGGCAGATGCCCGGCCAGTATCTCGTCTCCCCACGTCATCGCGTAGCCTCCGACGATGGTCCAGGTGTCGGCGGCATCTCCGCTGGACAAGGTGGATTGCCCGGTCGCGGCTTCCAATTCCACTCCCGCATCCTTGAGCGCGGCCGGCAATTTATTTGCTACAGCCTCATTGACCAATTCCCCGCTTTTCACCTGGCCTTCCAGCGTTTCCACAAACCGCTTTGCTTCATCCCGGGCCGCTTCGGCCTGTCGTACAAGTTCCTCGACCACAATGGACGGATTTTCCACAATGGTCACGGAGCCGTCTTCCGTTTCGGGGATGGAGACATCAAGTGCACCAGCTACGGCTGCGGCCTCTTCCGTTCCATCCGGAGGCGTAACGCGAGACACGACATGCACGGCTCCCTTCAACAAGGGGTATTCTTTGCCCGATGCGTCGGTCAGAAAAATATCATAAGCGCCGCATCCGGAGGCCAGCCTCGGCCATGTCACCAATGCCGTACTCGCCCCCGTAACGGCACAGTCCAGCATGATCACCCCATCCTGTACTACCGCGCCGCGTAGCGTCATGCCGCTGATGTCCATATCCTCACCGGATGGAGAAATAAAATGCAGCGCAAGAGACTGCGGCAGGGATTCCGTGGCGTGTATGTTGTAGTTGGCGGCTTGCCTCATGAAAATATGATGCGGCAATCCTCAAATCCGTAAATAACCGGGACTGGATATGAGTTTCAAATTTCGCAAGAGACAGGACCTTCCGCCCAAGAGTCATAATACCACCCTTCCGTGTCCGGAGGCGTGTACACATCCGTTTCCTCCGTCCAAATGCCACGGGAGGAACGGCCGGCCCAAATAGCCATGAAAATCACATCGGCCCGGTCCGGGGAATGCAAGCCCTTTCCCCGCATGTCCTCTTTGGACATGACGCGGAGGCGGCCCTTCTGATCCCATTCCATCTGGCGTGTAGTCATCTGGCGGAATGTGACCGGGTCGAGTTCATCAATGCGGATCTTTCCGTTGACGATGTCGCGAGCTCCCAGTATCCACGCTTCGGAAATGGTGTTCAGATAATGTTCCGGGTCTTCCCCGGGCAATCCTCCTCGGAACTCTTTGATACGGTAGCCGTCCCCGCCGCTTTCAACCGGTTCGGCCATTTGCTGGACGATAGGCAGTCCCAGGCCGTCCGAATCTCCCCACGCATTATGTGCCTTAATGCCGAGTTCCTTGAGGCGGTTTGCCATCCGGCGCCGGGCCTGTACCGTGCTGGATTGTCTAAACGCCTGGTCCAGGCTGACAAGATTTCCTTCTCGTACAGCAATGGAATTTTCATCTCGACCGGCGGCAAAATCTAAAGCGGCCCATTGTCCGCCCGGTCTGAACGCCGGAGGATGGTCTATCGCATGCCGCAGTTGTTCCGGAGTAATGACAAGCATGTCTTCCCCTTCCGTCCATTCCGCAAGATGCATGGAACGGTAGAGGGGATGGGATTCTCCGTAGGTTTCCAGGTCTTCCGCACGTTTTTCCGGACGGATGTGGGGACACATGTATGACGTAACCCTGGTTCGCCTCCAGTTTTTGGCCTCGTCGTGAAAGCAGCGGTAATGCTTCCCCATAGCGGAACCGGGGGAAGAAAGATACAGATACCGGGTGACGGTGCATCGGTCCGCCGCCTCAAAAATACCGTCCTGAACGCCTTTCGCTTCATCCACGATATAAAGGACAGGCGTTGCCGCCGTCGCGTGATACCCTTCCGCCTTCTGTTCATCATTGGTAGAAAATATAGAGGTAAAGCCTCCTTCCGGAGTCAAAATTTCCATCTGGTTCCATTTCCAACCCCGGAATGCCGGATGAGACTGGTAAGCACGGATTGCGGGCCAGAGCTGGGTTTTTAACTGCCGCCAGGAACCGGACGTAAGAACAACACGTCCGCGGGGAAAGCAATACAGCCACCACAGTACAACAGGACCTACCAGGGAAACAGTTTTGCCTGAACCGTTAGCCGCTACAACGGCCGTGCGCCGGTAATCGTTAATGTCCTCATAGGTGTTGATCTGCCAGTCGTAGGGGTCCAGCCCCAGCACGGCAACGGCGAATTCAGCCAGCCGTAAACGGCACCGGGATACTATGTCATCACACCGTTCCGCCATTCTCTTCTTCCGCCCTCTTTCTGCGGATGGATTCAATTCTGTCCATGACGGAAGCTATTCTGTCTTCGTCGTATTCCGTGATCATCTCCACAGGCCCCCCATTGGCCCCGGTGAGTTCCACTGCCTGCCGTTCCCCGTAACGGGCATTTCTCTTCCCGGCCAGCCATTTACGGTATTCGGCTCTATTTTTGTCCATCTGCGCACAATCGGGGCTGCTTCCGTCAAGTATTTCCAGTCCCTTTTCCACCAAGGCATCCGCCGACATCTCGCACGCGCGCGCGTAGTTGTGTAAAAAGTCGTCATGCTCATTCATCCAGTTATAAACTGTCTTACGTTCCGGCATGTGCTCGTCCCGTACAATCTGCATCAACATTTCCCCTTCGGCAATGCGTCTGCATATTTCATCCGCCAAGGCGTCCGTATATTTGGTCGGGCGTCCTGTTCTCTTCGGCGGAATGGTGGATTTTTTCTTCATTCCAAGTGGTGGGGTTCTTCCCCGTCTTCCGGGGCATGGGTGCAGTAATACACGTCCTCAAGGCTGGGGTCATTCATGAGGCCCGGGAGAAAGTGAAAATGGCGATAGACGTCGTCCCACGTCAATTCCCCCCGGTCAATGAGGGTGAAGAGCTCTGCGGTTACTTCATCCAGCCTTTTTTCATGAATAAGTTTCTGAAAGCGTTCCGTATGGGTCTGAATTCCTTGATCGTCCATTGATTGAGGTTCCTTTCTTGGCGTTGGCGGTTAAGTTGCTTGATAAGGGTTTTGTCGCGGGATTCCACGGCAATGAATTGAGCATAGGCGCGGGCGAAGCACTCACGGCGACTCTCAAGGTAGCGGTAGTACCTGCCGGGAATACTGCGGATGATGGAGAGCGTGGGGGACTCCATGATCACATTCATGAGTTCGTCCATTTCCGGAGAATGCTCGGAGCCATACTTTGAACGCTTCTCTTTTTCCATCTCGCTGGGAATCATCCCAAGCCGGTACTGGCACTGTCCCTTGCCGAGCCCCCACAGATCGACATAATGGCCTATCTCGTGGCAGGTGGTCAAATCCGGATATTCCCCGGCGTTGGAAATGGCAATAGGGGCGTTCGGTTCCCAAGGGTTGAAGCTCCCCAGGACTTTCATTCCGGGAGTCTGGCTAATGTGGGCTTGTGGGAGCGGGCCGTCCGTGTGTACGGCATCGATGGAACTGACCGCACGGTTGACGGCGGTACGGACTTTACGGCTGATGCCGGACTTGGGGAGATTGATCTTGTCCCCTACTTTGGACACCATGTCCATGTTGAGCATCATCTGCACGGGGGGAGCGTCAGGAATATATCCGTTCCCGTCCTGGTTCTCTATGCGCCGGGCGAGGTCATGGGCCGGGATGGCAAGCCGTCCGTCCCTGTCCAAGGCATCCAATCCGAAGCGCTTTTTAAGGCTCTCCCGAAGCCGGGCGGCAAGAGCCGGGTCTTTCACTTTCTGGACGGAGGCCGACCGGTTCATAAGACGCTCCGGCAGCGTTGCTCCGAAACAGGACATATCCACCGGGCCGGGAACCCAGTCGGGAGCAATCAGGCCAGATCTGATACACTCGGCTCGAGATACGCTTTCAATATCCATCCATGAGTTGAAGCCGTACAAAGGCCAGGGCAGCAGGAAGCCGCCTATCGCCGGAGAATTCATCTCGACGGCCCAAAATTGGAAGTCCGTCTTAAGCCGGACGGCTCCTTCATTGAGTACATGTAAAGGCCGGGGCATCCTGGCACCCGGATGCCGGACGAAACGCCACGCCGGGTAGGCGTAGAGCATTTCCGGGGTCATGCCGCTTTCCCAGCGGGCCTGCCCGTAACAGCAGCGGGTCATCGTATCAAAAATTAGAGACAAGCGGGAACGGGCGCCGATGTTGGTAATGCGGTTATCTCCCGCATCCGCTGCCATTCCTTCTGCGGCCATAAAAGCGCGGGCCTTGGCTATGAAGTCGGCCTTCCCCTGCATCACGCCCACCGTTGTTGACGTACCGTCCGGAAGTATGATCTCCTGCTTTTTGCCGGATAAAAAGTCGTCAAGCATGTTGGCGAGACGTTGCAGGAACTGCGCTTTTTCAACGTCCGCCGTAAAAATGGAATTCACCCGTTCCGCGGCGGGCAGCATGGCCCGTTCGCGTGTGGACATGGGGCGAGCATCTATTTTTTTGCGCCGGAATATGTCAACGGGAGTTACCATTTTCGCTTTGAATTTCATTGTCGTCCCGAAACAAGGGTAAGTCATCCGTTTTTTCAGGATATGTAATTTCCGATTCTTCCGGGATTTCCCGGTCATAAATTCCAAGGCGTTTATTATAGCGGAGAAGAAGCAATGCTCGGCGCTGGGCTTCCATGTAATCGTGTGTTTCCAATCCGATACAAATTCTCATTCTTTTGCGCTTGGGTCCCAAATAAAGGGATATTCTCAAGGCATGAGATCCGCAGGGTTGAGTAATAATGTCCAGTTTTTTCATGATTTATTGACGGGGTAATTGGGCTCTTCTTCGTATTTTGTGAGTTCTGCCGTCCAGCGGAATTGAATACGCCCCAGCCGTCCGAATCTGTTTTTGCCGATGATCCACTGCGCTTCCGAGGGGTCGTGCTTGTCGGGCTTGTACATGTAGGGGCGGTGGATCATGATGATCTGGTCCGCGTCCTGCTCAATGGATCCGGAGTCGCGAAGGTCGGAAACGACCGGTTTGCCCTGGGCGTTCCCGGCTCTTTTTTCGACGTCGCGGTTGAGCTGGGCCAGCACCAGGACGGGAATATTGAGTTCCTTGGCCAGGGATTTGAGGCCGGCGGAGATTTCCGAGACTTCCCGTTCCCGGCTTCCCCGGGCCTGCTGGGTCGTGGAGCGCACCAGCTGCAGGTAGTCCACGCCGATGCATTTGACGCCGTGTTCCCGGACCATCCGGCGGCCGCGGGCTCTGATGCTGTCAATGGTGAGGGAGCTTTCGTCGTCGATGTGCAACGGAGCGGCCGTGATTTTCCTGACGGCGGCCGTGAAATGCTGCTGCTGTCCGACCGTCATCGGCTTTCCGCGGCGGATGTCGTCGGAGTTGATGCCGGCCATGCCGTAGAGGACACGTTCCAGGAGCTGGGATTTCGGCATTTCCAGGCTGAACATGCCCACGGGGGTTCCCTCAAGGCAGATGTTGGTGAGGATGTTGACCAGGGCGGCGGTTTTCCCGACTCCGGGCCGGGCGGCGAGCACGATCATGGCTCCGGGCTGCAGGCCGTCCAGGGTCAGGTCCAGGCGGCGGTATCCGGAGGAAATCCCTTTGATGGCTCCAGGGTTGTTCATGCGCCATTGCAGGTTTTCAATGATGGCTCCCACGGCCCCGCAGATGGTTTCGGTCTGGCGGACTCCGCACCGGTCCCGCAGGGCGGACATGCCGCGCTCGGCTTCATCAAGGGCTTCTTCCGCGCTTTTGAGCTGATCGCCGGCAGCTTCCGCCATCCGGGTGGCAAACGCGAGCAGCGCATGTTTTTTGGCGGCTTCCGTGACCATTTCCAGGGCGGCGGCGGTTTTGTACCGGGCAAGGGCTCCGTAGGTGGCCGTTTCCACAACTCCGGCGTGCCCTCCCACGGCGTCAAGCTGGCCCTGGGCTTCAAGGCGGGCGATGACGGTGAGGGCGTCCACGGTTCCTCCCGTGCCGGCGACGGTTTCCAGGGCCGTCCAGATTTGCTGGTGCGCCGGGAGGCCGAATGTCTGGCGGCTGATGCCCTTGTCCCGGAGGTCCGCCAATGCCTGGGCGCCGTCCATTGCCTGGGAGAGCACCAGTTTTTCGGCGTCAATGAGTGTCTGCGAGTCGATCATGTTGTTGAAGTTGTTGGGGGTTAGAGGTCCTGAAGGTTCGAATAGGGGTCTCCGTTTTCAGGAGGCGGCGGATGGTTGAGGGCGTAGCTGGTGGCGAAGCTGATGGCGTCGGATTGCCATTTGGTCACGGGGATGCCGTTGCGGGTCCAGTTGACGGCGTCCCTGCTTCCCCAGTAGGCCGTGGCGCAGTCCGGTATCTGGTCGGGAGCCAAACGCACACGCCCCGCAAAAGCCGCGGCCTGCAAATGAGCTTCGACTTCCTCCACGGTGCATGGAGAGGGGGTAAGGGGGTGAATTCCTTCCTTCCCTTCCTTCCTTACGGTTTCTTCATGGGTTATGTCTGGGTTATTAAAAAAAACCGACTGGGTTTCTTCTGGGTTTTCGGAAATAACTGACGTTGGTTTTTCGTGGGTTTCCTTTTCGGTTTCTACACTGGTTCCAATGTCGGTTTTCCTGGGTCTCCCCCCAAGTTTTCCATTTTCACGGGCGGTCTTCCGGCGCGTTTGCACGCTTGCCTGAATTTCATGCGGATAGCCGAATACGACGAGATTGTCGCCGTCAAAGTGGTAGAGTTCGTTTTCCACGCTGATTTCCTGATCCGTCACGCCGCAGGTCTGCATCCAGCGGCGCATGCCCCAGGAGCGGCAACCCTCAATAATGCCGCCGTTTTCCTGTTCGCAGCACCAGGCCAGCAGAGAGATCCAGGTGGCGCGCTGTATGGGTTCCGCCCCGATATATTCGGGGCTGGAAAACAAGGCTGTTGGGATATTGATGAATTCCATAATAAAAAAAGCGTCAGTTGGGGGTTGTAGTTCATCCACAGGATTCAATCTTCTTGCCGGCTTCCTTTCCTAAGGATTTGCCTCTTTTCCCAAGCATCCAAAATCAAATGAGCATGCTTTGCGGCGAGCGCCAGCTCTCCAAGATGATATTTTTTTCCGGTCAGGGGCGCTCTGCGCAGCTCGTGCCTCCACGGCATATAACACAAGCACTCATAGTCGGCATACTCCCGGCGGAATTCCGCAAGTCTTTTGTATGCCTTCCAATAGCCGATGCGCGCCTTTTGGCATGGCGTCCAGGGCATGATCTTCATGCGAACCTCCTTTCCAAAATAGATGCCTGTTCCGGGGTAAGATACTGCCAACTCTGCGGCGGACGGGTCAGGCCAATGGCAGAGAGTGGTACAGCATGAGGGAGCCGGACGGGATCCCGGACGACCCAGGTGAAGCAAGGAATATAATGAAAAATGTGTTCTTCCGTCACGCACGCCGACTTGCAAACGGCTGATAAACTATCTGGGGAAACCTCTTTATTTATTGTTAAACAAAGAGCAAGTCTGCACTTGCCGATAATTGCCCGCTCTCCGTCCTTTCCGGATTCGTAAAGCCATATCGTTTCAAATTCTCTACCCCTAAGGCGAGGCATGTTTTTCCGTAATTCCAATGTCTTTTCGCCGGACAGAATTTTCCCAGAGAAAGGCCGCCTGACGGATAATAGGATGTTAATCATTACTGGCCTCCTTTCCGTCAATGATGGCCCTTAATTCATCAAATACCCGTAGACGTGTATGATTCCTTGTCGTGCAAATAAGGTGCTGCGCCCACCGGGCATGCCGTTTCGTGGGGTACTCCATGCGATAGCGGGCGATAATCCCTTTGTGGTGCACAATCGCGGCCTGAACTTCATATTTCCCATCGTCGGTTTTCTTCATGGGGCAGACCTGCTGGACGATGATGTGAGGGTTCCGTTTCATGGCTCTGATCCTTCCTGCACGGTGATTGTTATTTGCGGCTCTTCACCCCACCATTTATCCACGCTTGCGGAATAGACCTGGGCGTCATCTTCCCAAAATCTCAACCGGGTCATGACATCCTGCAGGGTTTTGGCCAGGTTGTCCCAGTCCGGTTTGGTCGTTTTCGGAATGAGCCCGATCCGTTTTTTTTTCGGCTCGCTTTTGCGGTAGGGCCAGACGAAAGCCAGTTTCAGGGAGACCGGCCCCGTCAGGGGCCGGGCCGGTTGATAAGGTTTCAGCAGAGTCAGGTAATCGCTGATGACCAGTTTCAATTCTTTCGTGTCCGCCAGTTTGGCGTGTTCCCCGATATGGACGATTTTTTTGTTCTGGTGCGTTTTCGTCGGGGGAACGATCGGCAGCATGATGGTCATCGGCTTGTTCATGACGCTTTCGAATTCCTTTCTATTTCCCGGGCCTGGGATTCGGCGTCGAAGTCCAGCTTCAGCTGGCCGTCGTCCTCAAACCAGGCATTCGCCACAGCTGTTTTCTTGATGGAGCCTGACACTTTCACACAGACTTTCTGTTCCCCGTCAGGGATTTTGACACTGATGGAGAGGCTGAAATCGGATTCGTCTTCCGCCGCCTGGCGCCTGATGTCTTCGTAGTCGTCGAATTCATCAAAGGCCATGCGGACGGCTTCCAGGATGGTTTCTTTTTCGTGTTCCGTTCGCGCGCTCATCATTGTTGATTAGAAGGGGATTTCGTCTTCTTCCGTCGGCGGTCCCGCCGTGGCGCTCATGTGGTTGTTGGCCGGCAGATCCGCCGGGCGCGGAGGCAGGGACGCGCTGCCGCGCCCCGCCGCTACCCTGTCCTGCGCCGCCATGATGGCCCGGGCTTCGTCCGGCCCCAGCACGTCTTCGCAGTTGCTGAATTCGGGATAACTCCCGTCCGCCCTGGGCTTGTCTCCCCGTTTGACGCTGAGCCGGACGTAGCAGGGCTTGCCGAGGTATTCCGCCGGGTTGATGATGACCTGCTGGCCTGCCTCAAATACCTTCCCGGTTACGTTTTTAACGAACAGGTCGATTTTCCAGGCCAGGTCTTTCGAGGCGGTCAGGTAGTGACGCACCGTCGCCGCCCCTTCAGGACCAAAGGCCCTGATGTGGACAGCCAGCTGTGGGCATCCCCGCGTTTTGGCTCCCTGGGAAATTCCTTCTTCCATCTTGACTATTTTTCCTTCATAGACGCCCGCGGGGAGGAATCCGTATTCGCCGGGCTCGCCTTCTGAAATATAGCTAAACATAATGGTTATTTGTTGGTTGTGGTTTTGGAGACGGAGATTTTTTTGACGTAGGAGGATCCGGCCCCCGTCCTGACCAGTTCTTCCGGGAATTGTTGTTCCGGCAGGGCTTCCGCGAACAGGGCGCGGAAGACGTCCGCCTTGAGCGGTCCATAGGATTTCAGGAGTTTCGGCACGCCAATCCAGGTGGCGTATTTGGCCACGTCTTCCGGAGCGACGGTGTCCGTGCCTTTCCGGGAGACGCGCCTGAATCCGGGGACTTCCGTTCCGTTGTTGAGGTAGTCGAGGATTTTTTCTTTTCCTTTTTTGGCATAGGATTCCAGGATTCCGGCCTTGGTGACGAATTCCGCCAGCCTGGAAGGGTTTTCCGCGATTTCGGCAAAGCTCGCTTCCAGCGTTCCGGTTTCCGCCAGGGACAGCATTTCCTGCGCCGCCCGGTTCCGCAGCGGACAGGTGTCCTGCGAGGCGCACCAGCCGCAGTAGTCGCAGAGGCGCGGCCCACCGCCGCGGTCCACGGAGTCCACCACGTCGTTGACGATGGAGATTGCTTCCCGGTAGGTGAATTTCCGGGTGACGATTTGCTGCTGGTCGCAGAAGAGGAGGTGGCAGGTGATTTCATCCAAGAATTCCCGTTCCATGAAGGATTTCGCATAAGAGGCCTGCTGTTCCCAGTAGTTGCGGATTTGGCCGCTTTTGAGGTCGAAGAGTTTGCCCAGCGCGGGGCAGAGGCAGTCCGCTTCCCCGCCTGTCACTCGGGGGTGCCATTGCGGGAAGGCGCAACGGTTTTTGTCGGCAATGACCTCTTCTCCGGAGCAGAGCGTCCGGACCGTTTTCACTGCCCAAAGGATGGATTTCTTTTCATCGGCTTGCAGGTGTTCACACGCCCTGAATTCGTCCACGCCCATGAGCAGATCCCGGAAGGCGGCGTCCATCCGGGTTCCCCTCTGGGCCGCTTCCCCCGCGTCGGGGGAGGAGATGAAGCAGGGACATTGCGCCAGCTTGGGGAGCAGGGACGGCCTCAATAATTCCGTGGACGGTGCCGGACGGGGGGCGGCAATGTCAGAGAGGATTTTTTGCAGGTCGTCCAGGTTGACGGCGTATTCCACTCCGTCCAGGGAGAGGACGGCATGCCCGGTTTCGCGGGCGACGTTGATGCAGGTGACGGGTTTCATCGGCACGCCCCTCCTTCCATGAATTCTTTTACGGAGTTATTGAACCGGGCGGGAGTTTTCAAAATCCGGGCGGCATATTCCGCCGGGACTTCTTCCAGCCCTTGTCCGGCAGTAATGATTCCGCGGCTGATCATGAAGGCGAGGGCGTCTTTTGCGTGGTCAATCACCGCGGCCAGGGCATCCGCCTGACGATCTCCCGCGGATGCGGCCGGAGGCGGCGCCTGCTTTTCGCCGTCCGGAGCGTTCCCGGAAGATCCGCAGCCCTCTCCAAACAGCAGGCGGGAGATTTCCCCGGCGTCCATCGCCATCACGGCGGGCATCCCGTGCCGGTTTTTGGCTTCCCACGGGGCGGAAGGAGAAGTGTAAACCATGCGTTGGTTGCCTCCATGCCCCTTGCCGTCCTGGACTGTTACAACAAAGTTGCAGAAGAGCATGGCGTCAGCCCATTCCTTGACCAGCGGGGCAACGAATTTGGAAAGGTTCAGTTCATGCTTGTCGTAGGCTCCGGCGGTTTCCGGCATTTCAAATTTGACGCGGCGGGAGTGTCCCACCAGCACCACATTCATTCCTGCGCTCATCAACGCGTTGAGGCGTGACAAGAGATCCATGGCCACAGGCTCTATCATCTTGTACCCCTTGCCGTATCCAAAATCTTCAATGGATTTCAGGGAGGCGTTGGCCCGCTTATTGTGTTCCCTGATGAAGGCGTTCACAAACAAACGCTCGCACCAGTCTATGGAATCAATGATGACCGTCCGGAATTCGTGCCCGCCCTGCGTCAATTCTTCTATCGCATTGATTACGTCTCCGTAGCTCCGGCAATCCAGCCGGGCTACGTCGATGTGGGAAGATCCCTGTTCCGTGTCCAGCAGAACAGGGGCGGGCAGCCCCGCCGCCAGCGTGGATTTTCCCACGCCTTCCGGCCCGTAGATGATGACACGCTGCGGCCGCTGCTGCACTCCGCGCTTGATGTTTTGTAATAGGTTCATATTATTTCCTTGTTTGACTGTATTCAGGTCGGGTGTCAGTTCCTGCTGGCCCCGGCCATCTTTTTTCAGGTAGTTAGAGATTTGCATTGAACGAGCCGGTTTTGCGGTAGCGCTTTCCGGTCGTTGTATCAGAGAGTTGTTCAATAATGGCGGTTGTAACCCGATTCAGGTCCACGTAAAGCACTCCGCCACATTTGACAATCGGAAGCAGTTTTTTACCGTCGGCGCTTTCCAACATAGCCCGGCTCGGTTCAGAACCTTTGGCAAATAGTCCGCATTGTGCAAACTTGGAGAGCCTTACCAGCCGGGACGGCAACGGGGGAGCAGTGATATTGATGTTGATTTGAGGTGCACCGGCAAATGTGGCATCGGCGTTTTTAGGCCATGATTGAGACAGGACATCAGCTAATCCTTTTGAAATGTCTCTGACCACTTGTTCAGGCAACCTATGGTCTTGGTTCATAATTACTTAATGTTAATGTAAATAAAATAAACAATCGTGAAGGCACCAACCAGCAGAGCGGAAAAGACAAGGTTCTGTACGATACCGGGCCGGGGCTTGAGAGCGTTTTCCGGAAAGTTCAACGGGCAACCGTAAAGAACCTCCATTTTCGAGGCACGGTCGCGGAGCATCCAGTATTGTTCGTTCGTCATTTTTTTCATTGTTGATTTCTTGTTTATCTCGTTTTAGTTTGTTAAAGTTATGCGTTCGAAAATAGAATTTTATTCTTATCGCTGGGTTGAGCCTAAAGAAGTTTTCGGAATTCACGGATATTGGCGGCCGGATGAAGTTATCTGTGCTTTCCTCGACCAAATACGAATAGAACCGCCAAGAGGGCAGGAAACAACCGTGGCAACCATTTCAACAGGCCCCCCCGATGGACAAGAGCAATACATTGTTCCTGCTTTTGAGTATGAAAGGATAAAGCATGCCCAATACGGACACGGGCATGCCCTCCCCTTCTATTCAATACAGTGGGATCCCTCTGCACCAGTTTAAGCGTCCAGGCTGGCGCATCTGTGCAGTAAGTCCCTTGAGGAATCAACAGGACTCTATCAAGCCTGGCCTGATAGACCTCATACAACATGGAATCATCTTCGTAGGTGAACTGTACAATATCGCCCGGAAGAAAAGGGTTTTCGGGGGACGGCTTGTTTTCAAAACCATCGTAGACTGTTTCTAATAATTTCTTTTGCATGGTATTTATCGTTTGTTAAACCGGGTTAAAGCTCATACCAGCCGAGCAGCTTCAATTCTTCGATCAGGGCTTCTTCCATTAGGCCGTAGATTTCTTTGATGATGCCCCTGCCTTTCGGCTTTGAACGGTTAATGGCTAAATTCTTCGTACCGGGGCGTTTGATATTGATAACTTAATGTAAAATTGCTATTGCTTGGTTATGGCTAAATTCGAATATAAATACTTGGCAGTAAACCACAATAAGGACGTATGGGAAAAGCATATAGAAGTTCTTAATAATCAAGGAAAAGATGAATGGGAACTTGTGTCGGCTATTTATCCTATTTCTGAAAAATTGCACGGAGATCCATCCTTGGTGTTCTTATTCAAAAGAGAGATTCCTGAGCCTTCTCTAGAAGAGAGGTAAACTTATCTTTTTCTTCCTCTTTTAGTAATCCCCCCGGCTTACAGGCGAGGCTCAATCCTAAAAGCCTCCGGGCTCCGTAAATTCTCCCTGCGTATTTCGCCCGGAGAATTTTATCTTCAGGTTCATTGAAGCTGAAACATGGATTGGCGTCCTGTATGGTTTCGACTTTGAGCATTTTATCCAGCTCAATGAGCAGGTTGACTATCGTTTGGTTTTTGTTCATGCTACCGGCTTCTTGGGGTTCTTCGAGCGGGGGAGATCGCGGGCCGTGGTTAGTACAAACCCAAGCCTTTGAGCTTCTCGGATAAGAAGGGACTTCATTACTTCTTTGGGACGTATTCCTTGTTCGGCATAGGCCAGCAGACAGTTCTTGATGCCGTCCTCCATTTCGCTGAATTTGATGATTGAGTACATGGCGTGTTACGTTTGATGAACACAAATTACTGCGAACGTCTACGTTTCGCAAGAAAATTATTCTGCATTTGTTGATATTGATTCATTTTTTAATGTTGCAATATCAACAAAATGTAGTAATATCAACGTATGACACCGACTAAGGAAGACATAAAAAAATGGCTCAAGGACTCCGGAAAATCCCGCGAATGGCTCGCGGAACAATGTGGAGTCGATAAAAGGACTGTTGATCTCTGGTTGAGTGTCTCTCGTAAAGTTCCCTCAAAAGCCCTCCTCATCATTCAGCGTCTCATGACGGATAAAATTTCCCCCATTCCTCCCCAAGTGGAGATTGATTTCACGGACGAGGAATGGGAGGTAATAAGCGCAGCCATGACCGCCACCCAGCAAACGTTCATGGAATTTATCAACAGCGCCTTCCGTAACGCGCTCAAAGAGTTTGCAGACATAGCCCTTCAAAACGCCGCCAAAGAAAAAGAAGCTGCTCGTAAGAAATTTACCCCGGTAAAAACATTCACAGCCCCCCCCTTGGAAGCCCAGGGACAAATCATCGGCAACATTGCCGCCGGCAACCTGGCGGATGGAGACACCATCCCGCAGGACATCCGGCTATACCGTGAACTGGAAAAAGGGGAATACCTGCTGCGCGTGAACGGTCACTCTATGGAACCTTCCATTCCGGACGGCTCCGTAGTCATCATGAAAAAATACACCATCCCCCCTATCCCCAAACCCGGAACCATTGTTCAATACCATGATGAACGCGGCGTGACGCTCAAAAAACTGGTCCGCAGGAAAAACCCGGAAACCGGCAAAATGGAATACACCCTCCATCCCATCAACCTTGCCTTCGGAGACATCGAACCAATGGACGGCGGCAAAATCTCCGGCGTGTACGTGGAGACGCTGGAACGCTGGGAGAAAGTTTAAGTAGTTTCAAGAAGTTCACACAAGAGTTCTTCTTTGAAAATGGAGGTTGAGCGAAGGGAATTATTATGGGAGTGGAAAAAATAGATGTAGAAGTGTTTTCTTTTTTCTCGGGATTAGGTCTTTTAGATTTAGGATTTGAGAATGCAGGGTTCAATATCGTCTTCGTAAACGAATATAACAAACGGTTTCTACAGGCATATCAGTATGCACGGAAAAATAGTGGACATCTGCCTGTTTATGGATATAGTGATAGAGATATTAGGGAATACCTATCGGATGATGTGTGGCATCATTCATTCCCGACTTATGACGAACGAGAAAAAAAGCTAATCGGTTTCATTGGTGGACCACCATGTCCAGATTTTTCTGTAGCAGGAAAAAACATAGGAAAAGATGGTGCAAATGGTCAATTGACTTCAACATATACTAATTTAATCATTAAGAGAAATCCAGATTTTTTCGTCTTTGAAAATGTTAAAGGGCTTTATCAAACAAAAAAGCATAGAAAATTTTATAATGAAATTAAAACACAATTTCAAAAATCTGGTTATAAACTGTTCGACTCAATAGAAAATTCATTAGAATATGGTGTCCCTCAATATCGGAATCGTTTATTTTTAATTGGATTTTCTACTAAAACATTTGGAAGAAAAATGGCGTATATTACCAGTTCTCACAAAAAATATAACTTAGATAATATTTTATCATTGCCCTGGCCTATTACATCTCCATTTTCTATTGATAACAAATTAGATTGTCCCAAAGGGATTCCAGCTGATCTTACAGTTGAATTTTGGTTTAATAAAAATAAAGTTGAAACCCATCCAAATGGGAAAGATATATTTAGAGTAAAAGTATTTCATAAGTATGAAAATATTTATGAAGGGGCAACAATTGGCAAATCTTTTAAGCGACTTCACCGCTGGCGATATGCACCCACTTCTGCTTACGGAAATAATGAAGTACATCTTCATCCATACAAAATGCGTCGAATTAGCGTAGCAGAAGCCTTAGCATTACAATCAGCCCCTGCCGATTTCGTACTTCCTGCACATTTACCATTATCATCAAAATTTAAGATGATTGGAAATGGAGTACCGGTTTTATTATCGCAGGGAATAGCCATGAATATTATGGATACAATCCGACAACTTATAAAAGGAGAAACTTACAATGTCTGATTATTACGACCTACAAGATGAAGAAATATCTGTCATTTCGTATGATATTAGTGTTATTCCTAATGACTTTAATGTTATGACAATAAATAACCTTATCGAATCTGGTGTAATTTCAATGCCCACTTTTCAGCGTAACTATGTGTGGGATAGAAAACGTGCTTCCAGATTTATAGAGTCATTAATTCTAGGACTCCCCATACCTCAGATTTTTTTATATCAAAGAGAGAGGAATAAATATGACATTATTGATGGACAGCAACGCCTTTTAACAATTTATTTTTTTATAAAACAAAGATTCCCAAGAAGTGGCAAACGCACATTTCTCCGTAAAATTTTTGATGAGAATGGCCATATCCCTGATAGTATCTTATCGAACAACGAAAATTTTCAAGATTTTAAATTGCAATTTGCTAAACAAGAAAATGGTGAACCGCATCCGTTAAATAACAAAAAATACCAAACATTAGATATTGCACAGAAAAGCTCTTTTGACCTTATGCCAATCAGATGCATGTCCATAAGGCAAAACAAACCTGAAGATAATGGGTCAATATACGAGATTTTTAGTCGGCTAAACACAGGAGGTTTAAACCTTTCTCCGCAAGAAATTAGAGGTTGTTTATATCGTTCTGACTTCTATAAGCTGATTTACAATTTAAACTCAAAAGATGATTGGAGAAATTTGATTGGGAAAAAGGAAGAAGACGACAAATTCCGGGATATAGAAATTTTATTGCGCTCATATGCCTTGTTATATAATAAGGCATCTTATTCTGGTTCAATGATCCGTTTCCTAAATCGCTTTTCAAAGGAAGCCCAAACATTTGACACAAACAAAATTACACAATGCGAGGCTCTCTTTTTTGATTTTTTGAAAATATGCGCTTCTATTGATAAAAAAGATTTTCTAACGAAAACGAAAAGCTTTAATGTATCCCTTTTTGATGCCGTTTTTGTCACCGTGGCAGAAAGAATTTTAGCACAAGGAGTTGATAATGCAGCAATCAAACAAGAAAATTTTGATGCCTTAAAAGAGGATAACGATTTTAAGGAAGCCATTACTCATAGTACCTCTCATGTTGAGAGCGTAAAGACAAGATTACGTCTTGCTCGTAAATATCTGTATGAAATTGAATCAGTCAATAACGATGATTAAAAATGGAAAGCGAAAGGATAAAAAACCAATACGAAGATTCAAAAGATTTATATGAATATCTTTTAGAAAAAAAAGAAATTTCCTTTGCTTCATACATAGATGATGTTTATAAAAAAGTATTAGTTTTATCAGCAGCAAGCTATTTTGAAAGTAAGATTTCAGAGTTGATATCAGGATATGCAGAGAAAGCTTGTGGAACAGATAAAAGGATTGTACATCTTGTTAAATCAAAAGCTGTTGAACGACAATACCACACATTATTTGATTGGGATAGTGGCAATACAAATAAATTTTGGAAGTTTTTTGGAGAAGAAACAAAAAACGATGTTAGAATAAAAATAAAAAACGATGAACAACTACAAGAGGCAGAAAAAAGCTTCCTTGAGCTTGGACAACAAAGAAACTTATTAGTCCACAAAAATTTTGCAGAGACCGACGTAAATACTACCGTAGAGGAAATTTATAATAAATATTGTAAAGCTTGTATATTTATCTCATTAATAGAAACTGTTTTAGATCCAAATTATCTAAAAAAATAACATTTTATATACTAACATTCGTTATGAAAGCAATATCCGTGTGTAAAGCTAATACACTATATTTTGTAGGTGAAATTTTATGCTAAGTTGATATAACTATACTGTTTTCTTACTGACCAAAGGAATGCTTGGAACGATTTATTGTTGATAGTAAATGCCAAGTAGGAATCACGATCTTAGTTTTCCAAAGCAACCCAATTATTAAATAAGCTGATTCTTCCATTCGGACAGCGTCCATTGAAACTCTCCTCTCTTCTCGTATCTTCAACATCACTTATGCGAATACGAGATCTGATTAGACGCTTACGAGATGCCGGATTCATCCTGCAGCAAGGACAAGGACGGGGTTCCCATCGTGTATACGATCATCCTCATGGACAGACGGTGACTATCCCGGGCCACGATAATGACAATGCCCCCCACTATCTTATAGCTCAGGTACGGGATGCTATTGAAGCTGCAGGTGGAACCTGGGAAAATTAACAGCCTCTGACTCCATTCAGGAGCTACCTCTATTGGGGTAGCCCTTTTTTTGTTGAATGCATCACCTCTTGTTTTCCCTTTTCCGGTATGATAATTCTGGGGAATGCACTCAAAAAGTGACATCAAGAAATGGCTCAAGGAAAATGGAAAAGACTGTGACTGGTTGGCCGAACAATGCGGAGTCAGCATTCACACGGTCTATGGCTGGATGTCGTCACGTCGTTCTATCCCTGCCAAATCACGAGTACGTATTGGAGAACTGATGGGGGAGGTGAAACAACCCCTGGGAGTAATTCGAGGAGTGCAGGCGGGAAGTTTTGAAGCCCTGCAACTGGAAAACACCATCCTCCGGGCGTGGATTGCGTTGCACCTGAAACCTGGTGAAGTGGTAGATATTGATAAATGGGTAAGAAAGAAGATGGAAGAATCGTAGAACACTTCGCCCCTTGGCCTCCGGGCCAGGGGCTTTTTTGTTACTGCTACCTAGAGTCGAGAAGGAAATATCTCCTAAAATGTTGGAAATAATCATTTCATAATGCCGTTGAAAGAGTTAATCAAATTATTTACAACTCTCTTTATTTCATGGTATTATGAATTTGTATGAAACTATTCTCTCTCATTTTAGCTGTTATTTCCCTCACTTCATTCTCGGAAGCGCACCCTGGCGGCTTGGACGCTAACGGCGGTCACTACAACCGCAAAACAGGGGAATATCACTACCACCGGAAACCGGCAGCCAAACCGGCAGCGGAAGAAAAAGCGTACTGGATCAGCTCAACGGGCAAGACCCATAACAAAAACTGCCGGTACTACCGGGCTTGCAAAGGACGAGCCAGCGATACGCCCAGCGGCGTAAATTGCAAGATTTGTGGCGGAGCCTCGAAATAATAACTTCACCAGCCTACTATGTCTGACAGAAACGTGAGTACCCTAAACCTTATTAAAAACTATCTTATTGTTGGCGGTGCATGCTTACTCATTGGGGGAGGTGTTGGCATATTCGTAGGAAAATCAATTATCCAACCTGCAGAAAATAATACTGCGGAAAAAATTGTTCAAAACAGAGTAAAGAAAGCAAAATCTGTTCCTAAGAAAAACAGCATCCCTGAAGAACTTAATACTCCTAAGTTAAAAGAACTTTATATCAAAGCATCTAAAGGAGATCCCGAAGCCCAATGTCTACTTGGAGACGTGTATTATGATGGGGAAGAAGTGGAGCAAAATGCACCTCGGTCTGTATCATGGTACAAAAAAGCCGCAAATCAAAATCATGCGAGAGCTCAATACTGTTTAGGATGGCATTATTCCAAAGGAATAGGAATTCGAAAGGATGACGACGAGGCATTCAAATGGTACAAAAAGGCAGCGGAACAAGGACACGCAGAATCTCAATATTGGGTAGCATTTGCATACGAAATCGGAACTGATTTTGGTTCATCGTTGCCTAAAAATAAAGAAAAAGCATTGCATTGGTATAAAAAAGCGGCGGAACAAGGTCATGCAGATGCGGCTATTTGCCTTGCCGAACACCTCATGAATAGTGACGGGATTGATAAAAATTATGAAGAAGCGGAAAAGTGGTTATTAAAGGTTAAACAGAAAGGGAAAGAAGAAGAGGTCAAAAAAGCAATGCAAAAATTGGAAAATAGAAAAGAGGAAGATAGGCGAACAGAGGAAATGAACCGTTCTTTAGAAGATATACAAAGAAAATTAGAGGATTTATAAATATTGTATTTTAATTATAGTTTTATGACAGCTGAACAAAACGAGTCAAAAAACAGAACAGTTCATTACCGTAAATGTGAAATAGTAGCAGACTTGTTCACACAGTTGCATGGCAAAACTCTGGAGAATCTTCTAGATGAAGCATTTGATAAACTGGATGGCAGTTCTGGTATTAATAGGCCCTACAATGGCAACTCAGACATTATAGAGGAATTTTCTGCTCCGTATATGAAATTAGCCAAATACGGAGCATGCAAATGTGGAGTAACTTTTTTAACACAGGAAGGTAAACATGTTCCAGCCAAAGGAGTTTCAGATGCTGGTGTATTTATCACTAACGCAGAACCCGTCACAGAAAAAGGTGTATCTGCCGATCCTGTCGAAAAAATAGTTATCTTTGCGGTCTCAGGCAACCATCTGGCTTATGTTGCAGATACCGGTAATGGAGATATTCGCCTAAAAAAATTCTTCTCTTGGATCTTGCAGAGTAGAACACACCTTTTACCTATATCCACGATCATAGAATTAAGCAATGATGTTCGCATTGATATTCAGGAATCTATTAAAAAGTACGGAGTAAAAACGGTTCAACTTGACTATAAACCGAACCAGACTTGCGGAGAAATTGGTTATGAAGTGAAAAAATCTTTAACTTGTCCGGCTTCTCCAATCATTCATGTAATACCACCTCCATCCCTGGATGATTGCCGAGTTCAGGTAATCATTTCCTCGGGGTCAAAAAAGAACCACGATTTGGAATCCATCCGAAAGCTTGCTAAACGAGCAACAGATACTGATTTAGATAACCTGTCTGTAATTTTGAAAAACGGGCAAAAAATCAATAAAGATAAGTTATTGCCCTGCGGGAAAATTCCAATTCTCTTTAAGAATGGAGTAATTAGTCAAATAAACGCCATGCAATCCGTATCAAAATGGTTGACGTCACAGTTGGAAGAAAATATTATTCGTTGAGATGACATCCATCAGGCAGGGATTGAAAGATGGAGTATTGCGCACTCAGATTGCTACATGGTTTCCTATTTTTGGTGGTGTAGTTGTTTTCGGTGTATTATCGTGTACAGGTTTTTCAGTGATCACATACTGGCCCAACACTCCAAATGTTTTGAAACTGCTAGCTGGGCTTTCTGCCATCCTCTCAGCCTCTTCGTATAATCTACGGCTTAAAGCACTCGACTATTCCATTAAGCTCGTTGAGCAGGGATTTTCTCCAGAGCAGGTGAAAGAAAATATGGGGAAAACAAGTTGTACTTTGACAAACCTTGTTTTGTTAAGTTTTCTTACATCAATCTTCTTGTTTTTCTCAACAAAGACTATTCTCCAAAGTTATATTTTTGGAAATTTTGTATTATCCTTATCTTGCTCAATGCTTTTGGCCTGTTGCGTGCAATACATTTATGTGCTTTTTGCTTTTGAGAAGCTTGAAGAAACTATTATGCAAAATAAATGTATTCAAAGGCAGGAAGAGCAAATGGCTCAAGAATTACAACATAGAAAAGAATTAAGAAGTCAATCGGATACCCCAACTCCTCAAGACTGGGAAACATGATCCTTTTCTATTAAATTTGATTACCTAAACTTGGTTTCAACTTCCAAAACTGTTTCGCCATCTCTCCGGTAAGTCCAACCATATTGGTGTATCTATTACGTAGAAGTTCGGCGGAACGGTGTCCCATTTCCATTTGGAGCTTTCCAAAGTCTGCATAGGTTTTCGCGTGGTAGCTGGCAAAAGTGTGACGCAATACATCTTTAGGCCAAGGCTTTTTCTTCCCCCACCCTGCCCGCTTTCTGACTGCTTCCCACCGGGAGCGCCAATATTCCGGAATAATAGCCCCCTTGCGTTCCTTCCCCGGAACCAGGGACAACCATGCCCGCAAAGCCTCGCAGACCGTCACATGCCTTGCTCCCCCTGTTTTGGAAGCTGCAGCCCTGACAGTAATAACGCCATCCTCGAAAGATACGTCTTCCCACGTTAACCGCATCAATTCTTCTGGGCGAATACCGGCAAAAACAAGTATCGCCACGGCAGGTTGAACGGATGTCAAATCCAACTGGGAAGAATCATCCGGCAAAGGCGGTCGGCAAGCGAGCAGCAATCGTTCTACTTCTTCAGGCGTCAATGCCCTGATTTCCCGCTCCTGCGTCTTTAACGCATCAAGCATGCGGGTCGGATTGGAAAGAGCCCATCCACGCTTCATAGCGAGCGTCCAGACGCCGGAAAAGACTACTCTCGCTTTATCCTGCTGAATCGGTGAATCAAAAGCCCTGCCAAACGCCGCACGACATTCCTCTCCTGTGATGCCTCCAATGGGGCGCACACAAAAATCGGGACATCGTTTCTCCATGCGACGAATCATATACCGAATTTGTTGCAAGGTACGCTCACGCCGCCTTGTGATTTTTTCCTTCACACGAACCATTTCCCAAGCGGCTTCACTCCAGGAAGGAGACTTCTTTTCATGCCGTATCTGTGCGGCTCCCAATTTGAAAGCATGCTCTATTTCGGCTATATCTCCTATCCCGGCTTCCTGCATTCTTTTCACGAGTCGGCAAGCATCCACCAACCCTATTCCAGAGCCCTCCAAAATATCCAGCGCAGATAAAGCTTCTACCGCCTGAGCTTGGGTTAATTCAACAATCCCGGCATCCACAGCCACTTTTCCAAGCTTGATTTCCCCGGCCGCCGCCAATGCTTTTTTATAGGAGGGATAAAACCGCTGTTCCCTCTTTCCGGATTCCGAAAAGGAGGCGGGAATTGAGAGGCGCCAGCAGGCTTTCCCCATCTTTTCACGGGAAACATCTTTTACAGGCGTCAAAGGAGCCGCTTTCTTTTTCCGTTTCTCTTCCAT